TGTCTGCAAGCATATGCAGGATGTTCTAAATTAATTACTTCAATATTAGAATGTAACACACATTCTTCTATTAACTTTTTAGCTGCTGAACCAAACGTAATAACAAATCTAGGTAAATTATCGTTAAATAACTGATTAAGAATACTAACATTAAATTCTTCCCATCCTATTTTTGAATGAGATAGACTATTAAACTTCTCAACAGTTAAATAACTATTTAGTAATAATACACCTTGTTTAGCAAGATATTCTAAGTTGTTATCAAGTTCTAAATTTAAATCATTATAACAATCTTCTTCAATAGCTTGATGTATCTTAGATAGACTTGGAGGAGTTCTATCTTGACTATTTGTACTAAAACATAAACCGTCTGCTACAGGAGCATTTGTCCATGCACTGAAATTATTGTAAGGGTCTAAACCAATCCAGATAACTGTTACATCATCCCTGTTCCATTACAATCTTCACATTCCATATCATAATCACAGTGATCACCACATTCAGGACAAATACCTATATCTTTAGTATCCATATCTCCGTTAGATCTTGGTTCTGCACCACAGCAACTTGATAAAGTAAATCCTCCTTCACCTTCACATGTGTCACAATATTCTTTTTTAGGAGTAACATCTTCATCTTCAAATATTAGCAAAAACTGAGTTAACTGTACACCTAACATAGAACAAATCATTCCTGCTACCATATAAGTTACGTTAATAACAGACTCTTCTTTTTTAAGATAATCTGTTATAGTTTTTGTATAATTAGGATATTCTCCTTTTAGTTTTTCCTCAAATATATTTTTATATTCAGGTTTTAATTTGTCAAATAAATTGTTTTTCATATTAAAATATATATCTTATAGTGTTCCAGGGAATAATTTTGTCATGCAGTTCAGTCCATTCCCTAATATACTGAGCTTTAAATTTATGATTGTATCTAATGTTTTCTCCACCATATTGAGATATTTTACCTTCTTGAATGTTTGGTTTCCATAGAAGTTCTTCAGCAACAGGATTAATCTGAAGATTATGTTCATGTTTGTTAACATTATGAGTTAAAAATATTACCTCACATTTAACGGAATCATTATCCCAATCATATGTTACTGCATATTCTCTAACATCTTTAAACAATTGTTCATATTCTTGTAGCCAATTAAAGCATACAATTACAGGACTAAAATTTAGATGTACCTCATAACCAGCATCTTGAAACATTTTTACTGCTTCTAATCTTTCATTTATTTTACTAGTATTTGGTTCTAATAAATCTGAATAAGACTGAGGCATTAGACTAAACCTTATACGTATCTTTTTTTCTGGATTGTACGTACAAAGTTCTTTGTTTACATATTTGGTAGCAAAACTACCCATAGCTTTAGGATGATTTTTAAAAAAATCAAATACTCTTTTCCAATCATAATGCTTGGTATGCAAAGCCATATCGGAGTTACAGCCTATGTCATACGTTGTATATTCAGAATGAGTTTGATTTGGTTTATCTATTATTGTAAAATATGCATGATTGTTAACTTCTGTAAGTATATCCCCTAAATTAGTAGCTATACTTAATCCATCAACTTTATGTCTTTTACAATAGCAATATAAACATTGAAAACCACAACCAAATATAATAGTAGGTGTAAGATAATCTGTTGACCTACCACTATATTTGATTTCTAAAGCCTTTCTTTGGCTTTTTTCAACTATCATGTATTTGTTATTTTTCCATTTAAAGATTGATTTATCTTTTGGATACTTACTTTGTAATCAGGATATTTCTTATTTAAATAAGAAAGTATTCTAGTCCTATCGTTACTATTATTGTCAACAACCTCAAACATTTTAATTTCTTCTTTTTCTTTTTTAAGAGTAAATGTTACATTATACCTCATTATTAGCTATTATTTTAAGTGGACAATTTAATGGTGTTCGTTTAATACAATCTGGAGCATTTGTAACCCAAACATTATCTTTGCTATCTAATGTATAAGCTAAATATCTTTTACAATTTTGCTTCATATGGCATTGATGACCGTCTTCTGTATAACCAGTACATCTTGAATGATCGTTAGGTAATATCATAATTTTGTTCTTCTATAGTTGTATTTTCCCATTTTACAGGTTCAAAACCACTAACATTTAAATCATTTTTTATTTTTAGACACATATAGTTTTTGTAAAATTCTTGTATACCTCCATATTCACCAAACATATAAATATACTCATATAATATCTTTTGTGATATATCAATTTTAACTGAATATTTTTCTTTACCTTCTATATAAGTATCAGGTAACGAGTTTACTCCAATCCAAGAATCTTCCAGTTTTTTAAAATAAGCTTCGCCTCGACCAGGTAATCCTTTGATGTTATCAGTTGTGTCACCACAGACCATAGATTTCCAAAAATTATAATAAGCTGTTATTTCATCAATTGTTACCCATTCATTTTTCTTAGGATTATAATGATTTCCTTCTAATCCTAACAAATCTTTATCAGGACTAATTATAAAACTATCTGGTGTTTGTTTAACAAAACTAGCTACATAATCATCTGTTTCATATACGCAATTAAATAATTCTTTTTGTTGTTCAGAATTTCCTAACCACTCAAAGTTCCATTTATCTGCTAAATAACTCTTCATTTCTGTAAGATTTTTTAACGGTTCTAAATCTTTACGATTAGCTTTATATTCAGGATATATATTTTTTCTATATTTAGAACTACCACCAAAAAATCCTATGTAACCATCTGATTCTGTTACATTTAAAATATTAGTAATGTAATCATCAGCTACTTTACAGCTTTCTTCAAATGTTCTTTCTCTGTAAGTAAATTTACCATCTACTTTGATAGGTTCACCATTTTCATCTAGTATTTTCTCCCCAGTCAAACTGAGGTAAAAAATATGATCTACGTCTATACATGCTATTTTATTCATTGAGTTTATTTAAATTAATAGAGTTTATAATTTCTTCTTTTGTGGCAAGTCTACATTTTCTAATATCACAATAATCTAAATCGTCAATTAAGTTATAATTTAATACATCTACAACTGCTTCATTTGGATAATTAATTTCTACTAATAAACCTACATGACCATACTCATTAATCACACAATCATTTACTTTTAATAATTTACTCATTGTCACCTCCGTATGTTATTTTTTCAAATGCGCGTTCTACCTGTCCGTATTCCTTTTCAATAAACTCCAAATTATCAAAAGAAAAAACATCTCTGTAATAACTTGGAGGTGGTGGTGGATAGCTCGTTAGATGAGAATTGTCCTGAACATAATAGACATAAAGTTTTTTCTTCTCTTGGTCTATTTCTACTTTTTGAATTTGATTGTTGTTAAACATTGTCACCTCCTTTTACTATTTCAATTAGTTTTTCAAGACAAGCAAGTTCTGCTTCTTCGTAAGAATTATAAGGACTTGTTCCACCTGTTTTCCAAGTATAATAGCCCCAAAAATCAGCACCTGCTACATTTTTATAGACATAATTATGTAACCCATACTTCTCTCTAAACCATCTAAATGCTTGTTGGTATAGTGGTGCTGAACAATTCCAAGTATCTTCTTTACTATTAGTATAATATTGTTTAATACTCATAACTGTAAGTCCAAACACTCTTTTTTCATCATAGCAACCAAAACAAGGTTCATCAAATCCAAGTTCTTTAAGTTCTAATGCTTGTTCGTATGGTATAAATTCTTTGTTCATTTGTCACCTCCGTATGTTTCGTTGTAGTATTGTTCTGCTTGTTTTGTTGCCTCAATTTCTAATGGATGTATTAAACCTAACAAATGGGAATTTATTATCTGCTCCTTCTCAATTGGTAAGTATGTATTTTGTATAACCATTTCAATTACTTGATAGCATCTATCCCATTCAATATCCATTGGGATATTTCTTCTTTCCTCTTTCAATTGCAAAAGTAATTTTTGCATTGCTGTTTGTTTATTTTCCATATTTATCTTTGTAGTATTGTTCTGCTCTTCCCATATTAGGGTCAAAGTTAGTTCCCATAGCATCATAAACTGCTTTCATTATCTGCTCCTTCTCCATTGCTTTGGCTTGTTCAATTTCCTCTTGAAGGTAATTTAGCATCCGTTGAGGAAGTTTGCTTACTAACCATTCTACTGATGTTTGTTTATTAGAGTTGCTCATTTTTTCGTACTAAAAATATTTTTAATGTTTTACCTCCATCTTGAACACTTAATTCAATATGATCAAAATCATCTAATTCTTTGTATAGAGTTAATAATCTACCAATAGGATGATTATCTGTAGCATGATTAATTACTTCTAGACGAGTAAT